ATAGTAGGTTATGTTACCGAGGTAGAAGCCGACATAGAATTTGCGGCACAATGGTTCAGGGATCATGTTGCTTACAAAGATTTAATGAAAGTTCAACTTGGCGGAACATTGGGAATATTCCCCAACACTTGGCTGGATAGAAACAAAGAACAAATAAATGTAATATTGTTCGGACCACCCTACCAAAAATGGAATAACACCGCTACCGGCAGTACACCAGAAATTAGATATCAATGGAACCAGTATCTATTCGGTATCTGCAAAGAGCTAGGGTATGATCTATTAGATGATATTGACAATCACTATGTCTTAGAAATGATGATGAATGAAAAAGTTTAACCAAAGTTTGTTAGAGCTTCATTTAAAATTTACAGCAGTCAACGGCGAGTTTATGGATTTATCGATCACTCATGACGGCAAAGAAACAAAGGTTGTTCCAGAAGAAAATAAAATTATACAGATAAACATAACATTTCCTACCGAAGTAATATTAACAACATCCAATAAAAATATGGACAAGGATACTTTGATAGATGAAAATGGCAAAATACTACTAGACAAACATATTGTATTAACCAAGTTAATTGTTGACCGCGTAGAAGTTCCAGATTTTTGCCTGGTTAGATTGCCAGTATCATCATCTGGCACCAGGAACTCGTATTTTGGATTCAATGATCAATTCCGATTAAGTTTCATGGAAAAAAACTCCTTTTATTGGTTACTTGCAACTAAAAGCGCCAGTTGACATTTGTTGTAAGTTGTGTTACACTGATAAGGTACATGAGAACAGCAACAATCATAATCAAAGACGAAGTAAACATCAAGATAGAGGGGCTTGAGTTAGACGCACGGAAGAAGCTGGTTAATACATTCAAATATGAAATTCCAGGCGCCCGTTACCAACCAGCTGTACGACTTGGACGATGGGATGGTAAGGTAGCATACTTTCAACTAGGAGGTTCAACCTACACTAACTTGTTACCTGAAATTGTTCCAATACTGGAAAATTTTAACTACGATATCGAACTGGACGACCAGCGTACATACTCTACTACTGTCAGTTTTGAGCGGGTCAACGAAGATACATTTAGTCATATCAACTGGAGTAAAGGCCATCCTATGGAAGGAGAACCTATACGTCTACGTGATTATCAAGTAGAGATTATAAACAATTTCCTTGAAAATCCGCAAAGCATACAAGAGATTGCCACCGGCGCAGGCAAGACAATTATGACAGCCGCATTGAGTCAACGTTGCGAACACCTAGGGCGCACTATTGTAATTGTGCCTAATAAATCTTTAGTCACGCAAACGGAAAAAGACTATCGCGGGCTAGGATTAGACGTAGGAGTTTACTTTGGTGATCGCAAAGAATTTGGTAAACAGCATACTATCTGTACTTGGCAAAGCCTAAACATCCTAATGAAAAATACCAAGTCGGGCGATACAGATGTTACTATTCAGGACTTTATTGAAGACGTAGTCTGCGTCATGGTTGATGAAGTACACATGGCCAAGGCCGACGCACTCAAGACACTACTTACTACTGTATTTGCTCGTGTACCAATCCGCTGGGGCCTTACCGGAACTGTACCCAAAGAGCCTTATGAATTTCAAGCTCTTAAGTGTAGTCTAGGCCCTGTTATTAATCAATTATCCGCATCAGAATTACAAGACAAGGGTGTACTAGCACAATGTCACGTTAACGTGGTACAACTGGTCGATCATGCAGAATTTACAAACTATCAATCAGAACTTAAATTCTTGCTAGAAGATCCAGATAGATTAGATACTATTGCGGCACTTGTAGAAAAAGTTAAGGCAACAGGCAATACTCTTGTATTGGTAGACCGAGTAGCAGCAGGACACGCTCTAGTAGAACGACTGGGCGACCGTGCTGTGTTTGTGTCAGGCGCAACAAAAGGAACCAAAAGAGATGAAGAATACGCAGAAGTTGCTGATGTGGACGATAAAATTATTGTGGCCACTTATGGTGTTGCCGCTGTTGGCATTAACATACCTCGTATCTTTAATCTTGTTCTTGTGGAGCCTGGCAAAAGTTTTGTCCGGGTCATACAGTCAATTGGAAGAGGAATACGCAAGGCAGAAGACAAAGATCACGTGGAAATCTGGGACGTGACCAGCACTTGTAAATTTGCCAAACGACACTTGACTAAGCGCAAACAGTTTTATCGCGAAGCAAACTATCCTTTTACACAAGAAAAATTAGAATGGAAATAGAGTGGTCGCATTAGACAACATAAGAAAGTATAATAACAGCATGAGAATATTAACCTTGGATAATCAACCTTACGATTTAGATCATCTGCCCGAAGAGATAGATGATATGCGCTTTAGTATTTTGGATAATAGTAACCCGCAAGATCCAGACTATCATTATATTCCTTTGATCTTTTTAGAATCCTTCAATGCGCCTGCCTTGGTATTACGCATTGGCGAACATCGTATTCGTATGCCTGTAGATTGGCAACTGCTTATAGGTGAACCAGATCTAGGTGATTTAGAAGTTATTCCCTTGTCGGCACTTAACGACCGAGGTTTTAAGGCATTTGAATTCAACCCATTATCTAGTTTTCGTCCTAGTTTTCTTGATGTAGAAATTCTGGATGTTTATCAAGATGTATCGTGGTATGCTCCTAAACTTAAAAACGGGCAAATGTTATGCGTTCCTTTGGGCGAGGGCGAACAGCCAGAATGTGTTTATTTTGTCAAAGACATTAGTCGCAACTGTGAGATTGTAGATTATAACAAGGCATTTTAATGGAGCAGCGTGTCAAAATAAAATTGGCCAATAGCAATCAGCGATGGGCCAACCAAGCAGAAGTTGTTGAACAATTATACTCGATACCTAATACAGATGACGTTGTTATTGATGTGCTAAATGAAGGTATAAGTTTATCTCATTACGGAGTTAAAACAGTACTTGATCAGTGGGTAATAGATACTGGCAGAGATCCCAACACAGTCAAAATTGATACTCCAAATCAATATGAAAATATAGGCTATCCGTTTTTTCGCAAGATAAGAAAGTCACATTTTTTTAAAAAATCATTGATTCGGTACTCAGCTGATTTACAACCTGTAGTGCCGGCTGAAAAATTATATGGCTATTTTGTAGGAAAGTATACCGAAGATAGGAATCGTATTGCCCAAGAAATATTGCAATATTGGCCAGACGAATTTTTAATGAGTGTTATGATTTGCGACGAGATTTCTAATCACTGGGATCCTAGAGTTTATGCCATTGGATCGCTAGATAATCATGCCATGGCAGATCAATTTGTGCCCGAACACAACACCAATCAAAGTTTGCTACAGTTTTATAATCAATTTGAAATTGAATTGGTTTCAGAAACTTTTATCTATGGAAAGACATTTTTCCCAACAGAGAAAACTGTACGTCCAATTATGGGAAGCAAGCCATTCCTTATCAACGGCCCAAAAAACTTTTTAGGAAATCTTAAAAAATTAGGATTTGAAACATTTGAAGAAATATGGTCAGAAGAATACGATCAATACGAAGGCATAGAACGTTGGGAACGTATTCGAAAAACTATAGACTTTATTAAGTATGGCGGCTATGATCGCACAATAGCTCAACGTATAGTAACATACAACTATAATCACCTGCGGAATATAATGGAATATGGATCCACTCTCTATTAACAACGAAATGGCGCAATTTGATAAGAAGAATCGCGACTTTTATAACAGCCTAACAGAAGAACAAAAGAAAAAGTTTAGTAATTTTCTAATGATTCGTTATGGTAGTTCAGTATCGGGCTCGGCAGATTTACAGCATTTTTATCTTGTTGCTACTAACGAACGCTTGAATAAAAAGTGGTTTAACTGTAACAAACATCCACAACTACAGTGGCTAATGGCCACTACTGTGAGCCCGGGTATGGGCACACATCGTCATAATTGGATCGCTCCTAAGAAAAAAGAAGCAGGTGCTACAGGTATCAAAAAGCAACTAACAGAGCTATATCCCTTAATGAAAGACGATGAGATAGAGCTTATGTCGCAGATTAATACCAAAAAAGACATCGAAGAATATTTAAAAGCTGCCGGAGAGGATGTTAAGAAAAAATGATTACTAGATTAGTAATCAATGGTTGCAGCTATATGTACCGATATGCCTTAGGAGACGGTCACGTTGACTTGGCCAAAATCTTGGCAATCCCAAACGCCGAGTCGCTGGCCTTATTTGCTTCTTCCAATAGTCGCATTATACGTACAACTTTGAAAGATTCCTATGCCACCGCAGAAAAAACTTTGTATATTGTAGGCGTAACTTTCCTAGGCAGGGCAGAAATACCAACCGGATACAATAACGACAAGTTTGAAGGTCGTTGGTTAAGTATTCAAAATTATCTAAATCCATATCATAAACATTTTGATCATTGGACAACAAATGATTTGCAAACCTACATTGATCTCAAAGTCAAATCAGAAATGTTTACCGAAGAGGATCGACTAGAAAATTTAATGTATCAACTATTAAGTATGATTGGAGACCTTAAAAATCGCGGCCATCAAGTAGTGGTTTTTCGAAATCCAGGCGACTGCTATGACAATCTTTTGACTAAAGAGCGGTTTACTAAACTAGCAGAATGTGTTAATATTATAGACGGATTGAAATGGATAGCTATTCCTTGGCAACAGGAACAAGGTATAAAATTTGACCCTGAAGATTCAAAATTTGGTTCAGATATAAGACATCCGTTGCCCGGCGAACACGGTTCCTTAAACAATTTTTTGGTTGACTACATTAGGAAAAATGACATATACTTGCCAGTACTGTAAGAAAAGTTTTGCCCGCGAAAACACGCTTGCGGTCCATATGTGCGAGCCAAAAAAACGCAGACAAGAACAAAACGAAACCGGTGTACGGTTAGGCTTCCAGGCATACTTACGATTTTACGAAATAACACAAGGCTCGGCAAAATCAAAGACATTTGAGGATTTTGCCGAGTCGGCTTACTATAGAGCGTTTGTAAAATTTGGCTGGCATTGTGTCAGTATTCGCGCAGTCAACCCAAAACAATTTACAGAATGGGTTTTGAAACACAACAAGAAAATTGATCACTGGTGTAAAGATGCAGTTTACACAGAATATTTACTAGAATATCTTAAGGTAGAGAATGTTGCCGATGCGCTGGCTCGAGCTATAGAATTTTCAATAGACTGGGCAGAAAAAACAGATTCGCCAAGTCATGATTGCCTGCGGTATGGCAACACCAACGCCATGGCTTATGCTATTTCTACAGGTCGTATTTCTCCTTGGGTAGTTTATAACTGCGAGTCAGGACAAAAGTTTTTGTCACAACTTAACGCAGAACAGGTTGGACTTATTTGGCCTTATATTAATTCTGACTACTGGCAAAAGAAATTTAAAGATTATCCGGGCGATCAAGTCTATGCGCAAGAAATTTTAAAAGAGGCGGGTTGGTAATGTCAGCAGATATTGATATTGACTTGGCAGATCGTGAACAAGTACTAAAACTTATTGACGCTATTCCTGCTAGACAACTATACCAAGGGCAAGTCCGCCGGCATAACTCCGGCGTTTATGTCACAGATATTCCTTACGACCCTGTCAATGGTTGTGCGGCAATAGATTACGAGGAAGCCGAGAATCGCGGCTATTTTAAAATTGACTTACTGAATATGTCCGTGTATCAACAGATTAAATCTGAAGAACACTATCAGCAATTATTAGCTCGAGAGCCCAATTGGAGCCGGCTCTGGACGGACCCTGAGTGGGCAAAACAGTTGGTCCACGTTGGAAATTACACAGATTTACTGGCCTCAATGAAACCCGATTCAATCACAAGAATGGCGGCATTTATTGCCATTATTAGAC